GTATTGGTTATTTGATTGTACACAGTTTAGTAAGTTACCAAACGTATCTAATTTAACTAAACCACCAACTTGTAAATTATTATAAACATAAAAATTACCAACTAATATATCACCATTTGGTAATATACTAGAAACTTCTGCGGCACCGTTAAATGTATTGATATTATTTTCAACACCTATTGTATTAAATGTTGTATCAATCGTTCCGTCTACATTTAATCTTAAAACACCTTGTGAAGTTGATGTACCTAACAAATCAGTACCTACAACAATATACTTACCGTCTGATTGTATTGATATATCTCTTACTGTACCGACGATTGAACTAGTAAATGATGTATCTAATGTACCATTACTATTTAATCTTATTATACCATTTCTACCAGAATAATTAAAGGTACCACCAACCATTATTTTTCCATTAGATTGTTGTACCACTTTATACATTGTGCCTGTATTTGTAATACCTGAAAAAAAACTTGTATCATATGAACCATCGGTATTTAATCTAACAATATCTGAAGGCCAATTTTGTATGGTACCTACACATAATACTTTACCATCTGTTTGTATTGCCAAATCATATATCGCTGTACCTGAAAAAATAAGAACTGATGCGTTAAAACTTGTGTCTTCTGTTCCATCTGTATTAATTCTAATTACTTTATTAACTGCGACATTATTATACCTCATTTGACCATTTTGAAGACCAACTAAGTATTTTCCATCTGATTGTATTTCAATATCGTTACAATCATTATTACCATTTGTTACATTATAAAAACCAAAACCTGGATTAAATGTTGTATCTAATGTACCATTACTATTTAATCTTGCTATACCATTTCTTGATTGTCCACTATATGTTTGAAAAGAACCACCAACCATTATTTTTCCATTAGATTGTTCTTCAATAGTTCTAACACCAAAACCACCACCTTCAAAACCATAATTAAAAAATGATGTATCTAAAGTTCCATCTTGTTTAATTTTTAATATAGATGGATTGACTGGCTCAAGTGTACTTGTTGCTGGTAAATAAGGTAAAATTGGTTTTCTATTATATGAATTAAATCCACCACCAACAAAAATTGAATTGTTTAGTGCCAATTTTACTTCATACACAAACGCCTTATTTAAATCTGGTGTTCCTAAAATGGAATTACCTATCGCCTCAAATCCATTTCCTATATTAAAACAATCTGTATTTTGGTCTACACTTCTTACCTGTAATAAAGTATCTATCATATTATCTTCCTAATTGTTGTGTTCTTATTTGGTTTGAGTACTGGTATTTGAAACTCACTTGACGTAACTTTCTGTTACCTCTAACTTGTCTTTTAAAGTTACTATCAGTAACACTAATTGGTATTAACTTTCTATACTGAGATGTATTAACAGTATATTCCTCACCAAGAATAAAAACCTCTGGTGATGTTAATAATTCTTCCAACCAGTTTACTGTATCTATGTCTAAAAAGTCAGACATAACTTCACCTTGTAAGGTTAAGTCTGTTTTAATATTACTAGTGCCTCTTTCGTTTGTATTATAACTAAAATTTATTGACGACCAAGTTCCATATTGTCTTTGATAGGTTCCCCTTTCAATTTTAACATCTTCATCCTTTGAACCAAAGAACCTGAAAAAGTCCCATCCTCCAAGTCTATTTAAAAACATAACATCAACAGGGTCATACTTCTGCCAAGGACAATCTTTTCTATATACTGTTAATGTTTCAGTTGTACCTGATGTTGAACCTGTTAATGTACCTAATAAAATATCTATTTTATTCCACGTACCTGTAAAACCTGATACAATAGTTTCTATATTACTATTTACCATTTTCATACTTTTGTTAACAGAATTACTTATTAAACCACTACTATTACCAACATAAGTTTTAATTAATGAACCTGCTGAATTATAAACTGACGCTCTTAATGGGATATTGTAATTCGCCTGTGTTGTTGAACCACTATAATATCCACTGAACGCCGATAAATTAATATACTCGTCAGTTTCTTTATAAAGTGTTCTTGGTGAATTTGTTAATAGTCTTCTACCTGTTGGTTGAAAATAATCTGTCGCATCAAAAACCAATCCTTCTGCGAATTGATTTACACCATTAAACATAAACATAGTCTGTGATATTGTTGATGTTAATGTTGTACCTGAACTTACCGTACCATTACCATTGTATAATGTTACAGGACCATTTTCAGTATCAGAATATTCTTCACCACAAACTATATAATATGTTCCTGATGAACTTTCTACGATACGCGTATCAGGTGTTCCATTTAGTGGTCTAGTATCGGGTGTTTCATCCATCTCAGGTCCCAATATTGTTTGTAAGTATCTTGATAAATCTAACATACCATAACCTGATGGATTTGGTGTACTTTTAACTCTACCTAAATATATTGGGTTACTATTTGGTGTTGCGTCGTTATTTTGTTTACTACCAAAAATATCAAATACATATTTGTTTTTGAACTTTGTAATTATCTTATCTGAAACCACAGTCATAACAATATCATTATATATTGGTGTAACTTCTGGTGGTTGTTGTACTATACTTATCATATTATTTATATCTTTCTTCTAATCTTTTTATATTATCAATTATATAATCTTCCATACTTGTCATATAATCGTCCGCTATTTGTTCCCCATACTCATTCAAAAATCTTTCATTTACTGTTGATAGAATATTGGTCGGCGCTATACCTTCCTTCAATATGTTTGTTCTTATTGCGAACGCTAAGGATAGTGTTGATAATTCTGTTCTAATGTTTTTTGTTTCAATCCAATTAACTAATGACCTTACTAATCCTCCACCTCTTGTATTTGGGTACCTGTCACCTTTAACTCCACCGTCTACTGCTAAGATATAACCTGGTAGACCGAATATAATTTCGTAGTCACCATTATCATTTGTTATAATCTCATAACTAATTTCCTTTGACCTACCTGACGCCGTTGTTGGTGCCTCTAAATTTTGACTGTAACTACTCTTAGGTGAAAAGTCAGAACCCAAACCTTTTTTTCTTGGTTTGTCCATTTCTTCCCCAAAGATTTTAATCCACTCTCGTGCGGACCTTTGTAATTTCTGTCTTAGTTGTAGTCTCTCAGGTATTGCCATTATTCAAAATTATTGAATGGTGCTATACATCTGTCAAGTCCTTGACCTAATGTAATGGTTATGGTTGCGAACCAACCTGCTACATAATCATCAAATTTGTCTGCGAAGGGTTGTAGTTGAACTGGTGTTTCAATATCGTAGGTAACCGTATAATCACCATCCTGTGGTGTAAATGAATATTTGAACTGTGCTATAACGTCTTGTAAGATTTGATTGGTGTCTGACATTACATCCAACATATTCTCATCGGTGTAATTCACAACTCTGTCCATCATAATCAATCTAACACTATATTGTAATTGTCTTTCATCTACATTTGAAACATCAGGAATAACGAAGAGGTAAGGATAATCTACCTTACCCTCACCTTCCTTTTTGAATGTTACGTCCTCAATAAAACCAAATCCATAATCTTTTATCTGTTCGTGTTTCTCGTATATCTTTTTTATATCTCTGACGAAACCTCTGAATGTTTTTAATTTACTCATAATAAGTTCATTTTGTTTTGTTGCTGTAATAATCTCATTTTCTCGTCCTCGTTCTTTAATTTTATATATGTAAGATGGTTGAAACATTCAACAACAGGACGACTAGTTACATAATCAATTTTGGTAAAGTCTTCATCACTTAAAGTCATAATCATCTTATACCAAGGTAAGTTTGTTTTTTCTTCTTTCTTCTCCTTATCATCCTCAGGTTTTTTAATCTCATCATCCTCTTCACCGAACAATACTTCAAACTCTTTTCTCATTTGTTGTAGATAAGTGAACAAGTTCTTGAACACACCAAAGAAATACTTTAATGGTAAGTCTTTGAATAGTTCTGATAGTTCTTCGTGTTCTTCTATGTTATATTCTTTAATGGTGTACTTCTCCTTTGTCTTATTTATAATGGGTCTATATAATATCGCACACAGTTTGTGTATATTCATATATATGGAATTTTGGTCGTTGACATAACTGACCATATCTATGTACTCACCAAAACTCATTTTATTCATTATAAGACCCCCATATTCGGTCCCTTTCCATTTGAAGGTAGGTTCGTATGGTTTATCACATTCGTTTATCTTATTTTGGATATAAATGGATAATTCCGCCATTTTATCTTTATCAAATTCCCTGATGATTGAATATGGGATACCCAACATTACACAAATAACATCGTGTGCCTTTTCAATCTCAGTTTCTGATAAAGACATTCTTCTCATCAACTCACCGTAATGAGTTACCGTAATTTCTTTTGGTAGTTCATAATCTATATCGTCTACCGTTACCTTTATATAATTTATCATACTACTACGTATTTTCTTCCTACTAATGTCTTCTTACATTCCACCGCCATAGCCAAGGACATAATACAGTCATCGTGGAAACCTGGTGGTGCGAAGTATTTGACCTTTCTACTCTTGGTACTATATTCAAACGTAAACACCCTTAATTCGGTGTCTAATGGTTCAAACAAGTCTTTGGTAGGTAATGTCAATTGTTGGTCATTAATCTGTACAATAAGGTTGTTTATTATCTCATCCTTACTACTTGATGTGGTAGTAAATGGTTCTATCTTGTGATACTTGGTTCTAATCTGTTCGTATATCACATCACCAATACTGTTCACCTCAACCAACGCCTTTGCGTTATATTTCTGTAATACTCTTACAATCTCGTCAACGATATTAACCCAATTGTTTCTTCTCTCTCTGTAGATGTAACATATCTGTCCAAAGTTGTTTACAATTGTAACCACAGTAAAGTCGTTCTGTCTTCCTAAATCTATTCCTGCGAAGTATCTTTCTGATTGGATTGGTTCGGTCCACCTTTGAAGAATTTGACTATTAGAGTAATTCCTGAAAACTTCACCACCGTCCTCAATAAACTCCGCCATAATTTCTTGATTGAAAATGTCAGTAGGAAGTGTAATCTTCGCCTCATTAATTTCATCTTCTGTAATGAAGGGTGTGTCATATGATGTGTATTTAAGTGATAGGTACTCAGGAAATTCTGCTGACATACCTCGGTTATATAATGTATAAAAATAATTCTTTCCTTTTGGTGTACTGATAAATAAGATACGTTTACCTTTTACAAGTGTTGCTGGTCTTAATATCTCATTCCAAACTTCATCTCTCATAAACGCTGCCTCATCCATCACCAAAAAATCTAATGTATTACCTCTGAGGTTATCAGGTTTCTCCGCTGATTTGAAGTGTATAACTGAACCGTTG